TAGAAGTGCAGATTTCTCAGCTTACGGCTCAGGCTGCGCAGCAAGTCTTGCAGATGGGCAAGGCACAAGCGGCTCAGCAGCAAGCACAGCAGCAGGCTCAAGACCCATTGATCCAAATGCAACAGCAGCAGCTGCAAATTCAAGCTCAAGAAGCTGCAACCAAAGCCAAAAAGGTGGACGGAGAGCTACAAATCAAACAAGCAGAACTGCAAATCAAGGCTCAGCAAATGCAGCAAAAAGCCGGTCCAAATCCGCAGATTGCAGAGCAAGTTATGTTGGCAGAATCCCAGCAAAAACTGCAAACTATTGCGCAAAAACACCAGCAAGACTTGGCATTTAAACAGCAAGAGCAGAATATGAAGCTGGCTCAAGATGAGCGGTTATCTCATTTAAAAGCTTCTCAAGAAATGCACAAGATGATGCTGGCTGAAAAGGCGGCAGAAAATAAACCCAAAGAAGAAAAGAAGAAAGGTAAATAATGGAACAGAAAATCCTAGAGCATTTACTAAGTAAGCTAAAAAATATTGAAGATCAATATGCCATAGCCTTGGCGGGGAAGAGCGCCAGGGATTATGCGGAGTACTCTGAAATGTGTGGTGTCCTTAAAGGAATATCTCTCTGTAAAGGGGAGATTGACACCATGATGAAGCGTTTTAAAGAGGAAGAAGACGAGTAATCAAAGTGAGCCGGTATGGCGGGGGCGTACCGGTGAGCTATCTTCATAGCCCCCTGCGAGGAAAGTATGGAAAAATTTGATGTCCAAGCTGTGGATTTATCTGGCATTCTGAATCAGAATCCAGAAGAAAAAGCCAAGCAACTGCCTGAGCCTCAGACTTATCATTTACTGACGGTATTACCCGAAGTGGATGAAGAATATGAGAGCGGGTTGATTAAAGCCGGTTCAACGATGAATTACGAAGAGTTACTGACGCCAGTATTATTCGTGATCAAACTGGGACCAGACGCTTATAAAGACAAAGCACGATTCCCATCTGGGCCTTCATGCGCAGAAGGTGATTTTGTTATTGTCCGTCCTAATACAGGAACACGGATCAAAATACACGGCAAAGAATTCCGCATCATTAAAGATGATCAAGTGGAAGCCAAGGTACAAGACCCCCGTGGTATTCAACGAGCAGGGAATTAATCATGGTTACAGCATACAAATTTCCAGATGAAAACGAACCTGAAAAGGTTGAAGAAGAGCAGGCTGACATTGAGATTGTGGACGATACTCCTCCGCAAGACCGTGGCCGTAAACCTGCTGATGAGCCGCCAAAAGAGTTCTCTGATGATGAGCTAGAGACTTACAACGATTCAGTAAAGAAGCGGATCAAGCACTTTACTAAGGGTTATCACGATGAGCGCCGAGCCAAAGAAGCGGCTTTGCGTGAACGTGAAGAAGCTTTAAAGCTTGCCCAAAACGTCGTTGAAGAGAACAAAAAGCTCAAAGGTTCATTGAGTCAAGGACAGACAGCTCTATTAGAGCAGGCTAAAAAAGTCGTTGAAAATGAATTGCAGACGGCTAAATCCAAATACAAAGCGGCATACGAAATGGGCGATTCTGAGGCACTAGCCGAAGCCCAAAGTGAATTGACCGCAGTAACTATAAAGGCTGAGCGTTTACATAATTTTAAAGCTCCTCCTTTACAAGAAGAAAAATTTGAGGTACAAACTCAAACAACGCAACCACCGCAGCTAGACCGAAAGGCGGAGGCGTGGAAAAGCGAGAATCCTTGGTTCGGAAGTGATCGGCGTATGACTAGTTATGCGCTTGCTATTCACGAGGAACTGACGCAAGATGAGCGAATTAATCCATCTAGCCCAGAGTACTACCGAAGAATTGATTCCGAAATGCGTAATAGGTTCCCTGATCGTTTTGAAGGCAGCTCTGAGGAGGAAGCTTCTTCTCCACCTAAGAGATCAAATGTTGCACCGGCAAGTAGAAGTACAGCGACCAAGAAGATCGTACTTACTGCAAGTCAAGCAAACATTGCAAGGCGTCTTGGTGTCTCATTAGAGGACTATGCACGTCAAGTTGAAAAAACTCGTAAAGGAAACTAATCATGTCAGAACAGAATCGTAAACCTCGTGAAACTGAAACCCGTGCTGTTATGCAGCGACCAGATGCATGGCGTCCGCCAGAGCAACTGCCAATGCCGGATCCCCGTCCAGGATGGGAGCACCGCTATATCCGCATTAGCATGGTAGGGAATGCAGATCCGAAGAATATTTCTATGCGCTTGCGCGAAGGTTATGAGCCTTGCAAAGCCGAGGAATATCCAGAGTTGATGATGCATGAAGTGGATGATGGAAGATTTAAAGGTGGCATTGAAGTCGGCGGACTATTGTTATGCCGGATACCAGAGGAGTTTGTGAAACAGGCGGCAGAATACTACGCCAAGCAAAACACAGCTCAGATGGAGTCGGTTGATAATAGTTTCATGCGCAATAGTGATCCTCGTATGCCTCTGTTTAAAGACAGGCGCTCTGAGGTTACATTCGGCAAATCTTAATTTTTAGGAGTCCTAAATGGCTTATCCAACTGTCTCGGCCCCTTACGGGTTCAAGCCGGTCAATCTGATCGGAGGTCAGGTATTTGCGGGTTCCACTCGTTATTTACCTATCCAGTACAACTACGGAAGTAACTTGTACTATGGCGACATCGTAGCTTTGTCTACTGGTTTTGTGGTTCAGTCTACCATCACCACTAGCAACGGTACTTTGGCAACCCCAACTCAAAACATTGTTGGCATCTTCTTGGGCTGCACTTTTACAGACCCAGTGACCAAACAAAAGCGTTTCAGCCAATACTGGCCTGCAAACACTTTGGCTGGCGATGCTCAAGCAATTGTTGCTGATGATCCTGATCAAGTGTTCAAAGTAGTGGCTTTAGCCTCTGCCGGTACTCTTGCTTCTGGCTCTATGGCTTTGGTTGGTCAAAACGTTGGTATCAACCGCTCTTGGGCAGCTGGTACTGGTAACGTCAACACTGGCGATTCGTTAATCGGCGCAACTAGCCCAACATCTTTGACGACGACTTCTGCCGTCCCATTGCGTGTTATCGGTTTGGTTCCTGATACCGTTGTGTCTTTGGGTACAACCACTTACACAAGCATCTCCTCTACCACTATCACTTGCGCTGCTATTCCTCAAGCATTGCCAGTTGGTACTGATATTGGCAGCATTGCTCCTAACGGTCAGTACATTGCTACTGGTTCCTTCATCGCTGCAGCAGCATCGGCTGGCGCTACTTCACTGACTGTGAACGTTGCACCTAGCCCAGCTATCACCGCATCGGCCACGATTGTTTTCAACCAATATCCTGAGATTTTGGTTAAGTTCAATCAGGGAACTCATGGCTATTACAACGGTATCACCGTCTAAGGAGTAATTTAAAATGGCTATTTCACGCGCACAACTGCTCAAAGAATTGCTGCCAGGTCTGAACGCTTTGTTCGGTTTGGAGTATGCACGCTACGGCGAAGAGCACAAAGAAATCTACGAAACCGAAACCTCGGAGCGTAGCTTTGAAGAAGAAACGAAACTGTCTGGTTTCTCTGCTGCACCTGTTAAGAACGAAGGCTCTGCCATCGCTTATGACAATGCACAAGAAGCATGGACAACTCGTTATAACCACGAAACCATCGCCTTGGGTTTCTCAATCACTGAAGAAGCGATTGAAGATAACCTGTACGACAGCCTGTCTGCTCGTTACACCAAAGGCTTGGCTCGTGCTATGGCTTACACCAAACAAGTTAAAGCTGCCGCCGTCTTGAACAACGGCTTCAACTCTGCTTATGTTGGTGGTGACGGCGTTTCTTTGTTTAACAGCGCTCACCCCTTGGTGAACGGTGGCACTAACAGCAACAGCCCATCTACCCCTGCTGACTTGAATGAAACATCGTTGGAAAACGCTGTGATTCAAATCGCCGCATGGACCGATGAACGTGGCTTGCTGATTGCAGCTAAACCCAAGAAGTTGATTGTTCCTCCAGCACTGCAGTTCGTTGCAACCCGTTTGCTCGAAACTAAACTGCGCGTTGGTACTAACAACAACGACATTAACGCTATCGAGAACAATGGTTCGATCCCAGAGGGTTACACCATTAACCACTTCTTGACCGCGCCTAATGCTTGGTTCCTGTTGACCGACGTGCCTAACGGCATGAAGCACTTCGAACGCACCCCATTGCAAAATTCAATGGACGGAGACTTTGACACGGGGAATGTACGCTATAAGAGCCGCGAACGCTACTCTTTTGGCTGGTCAGATCCTTTAGGTATCTACGGAACTTATTGATTTCATTAAAGAAATTAATATTTTCATTAAGGGGCTTCGGCCCCTTTTTATTTGTGTTATGATTTCCTGTATCGTAACGCAAGGAGCAATAATGGATTATCCAAGTAGCAGGTTAGAGGCAAAGAAAACCGGCAGTAAGTACTATTTCACTGGGCTTGCGTGTAGTCGTGGTCATATAGCACTACGCAAAACAAAGGGCTTGTGCGTTGAATGCATGAAAGACGAATGGAAAATTGGAAATGCCAAACGCAAAGAAAAACCCAAGTCAGAAGCCGCCAAAGAAGCTGCTCGCAGGTACTATGAAAAAAACAAAGAAGCTGTAAAAGCTAGGGCAAGTGCAAGACCTGCTGAAGAAAAAAATGTTTACAAGAAAAAACACAAAGAAAACAATCCAGAATATTACAAAGCACTAACCAGTGTGCGTAAGCGTAGACACCGCGACGCTACTCCGGCTTGGATCACGGCAGAACAGAAGTTAGCTATGCGAGGACTATATTTGCAGGCGCAAAAGATGACCAAGATTACTGGCGAGAGGTATGTGGTTGACCACATCGTTCCGCTGATCTCGCCTGATGTTTGCGGCCTTCATGTACCTTGGAATTTAAGGGTGATTACTCAGGAAGAAAACTTAATAAAGTCCAACAAAATTCTTGCTTAATTTTGTATTTGGTGTATATTGAGACATCTGGGGAATTCAAGCGTGCCACCAGCCGCCCCAGCGGTCATGATGCAACAATCGGCACGTTATCTTTTGCATAAGGACTTACTGTCATGGCACGCTCCACCTTTTCAGGCCCAATTCTGTCTGGGCAAAACCGTTTCGGCCCTAACCGCGATGTTGGCTATACCGATCTCGTTCAAACGGCTCTTTTGGATTTTTCTGTTACTACACCTGGTGCAAACTATGGTGGCAACTCTGGTCAGTTTGTTGCCTCAAACAACATCCCCAATAGCAACGCAACGATCTGGACCCCTCAGTCTGGCGTATTCAGCAATAGCGGTCCTACAAAGGCTTCTGCTCCAACTGCTGACGCTACCAACTTGGTTTATCGCGGCGTAGTTTTCTATATTCCTTACAGCTGCAACATCACTGATGTGATCTTTGATATTGGTACAGTGCCAAAGGATAGCGCCGGTACTCCTGTTGCTGTGAGCGCAATTCAGCCATACGTTTCAAATAACTTTGCAACGTCTACTGGTGTTTACGCTACGTTTGCCAACATCTCCAGCCCAGCCGCACAGCGATACACGGCTACTTTTGTTGGTTCTCAGTTGGCTAACTCAAATGCTACGCTGCAAGATTTCCAAAACCCATACGTTGGTCAAGACCCAGCTTGGTATGGTCAAGTGGTTGTTACTTTGGCAATGACCACGACTGCTGCTGGTTTGACATCTGGTCAAGTTGAAGTGACTATTCGCTATAACCAGAACGACATGAACATTGGTAACGCAACGACTTACCCATACGGTAACTTCGACTAATTAATCTCGGGGGGCTTCGGCCCCTTGGTTTTACAACTCAAGGAGATTAGTTATGGGAGCACAAGTCTCTTCAATTACCAGAAATGGTAGACA